CGCCATCGCGGCCGCGGCCTGCGCGTTGCCGATGCCAACATTGGTGCCGTAAGTCAGGCCGGCCTGCTGGCCGAGGTTCTGGTTCTGCAAGTTGGCAAGCCCGGAATAGCCCTGCAGCGCGCCGCCGGCATTCGCGGTCGAGGCGCCGATGAACGGCTGCAGATTTTGCACGTACTGGCCCCAGTTTTGGTTGGCGAGGTTTGATGCCAGCCCGGTAATGCCGGCCGCGGTGTTGCCCGAGCCGAGCGCGCCGGTCGACGCCTGGTTCCGCATGTAGTTCTGCGTCGCCTGGTCGAGCTGATACTGATAGCCGGGGCTGCCCTGGAAATTCGCCACGGCCTGCGCATTTCCTTGCGGGCCGTTGACGCCGAGCGCGTTCTCATAGGCCGTCTGCCCCGCCTGCGTGCCCTGCAGGTTCTGAAGAAACGGCGCTACACCCTGCGTATACGACTGGGTGCCCTGGGTGAGCCCCTGCTGCAGCAGCGGCTGCGCCTGCGCCTGCGCAGTTTGCAGTGACTGCTGTTGAGCTTGTGCTGCCTTGATGGCGTCGTCAGGGCTGAAAATATCAAAGAGTCCGATTGTCGCCTCCTATTTCTAGACGACCCTGATTTGAAGCGCAGATCCATTGCGGTAGAACGCGCCCACAGGCACCCCGGCGGCGGCGGCCGCAGCATCGTTGGCGGCGACCGTGTTTGCGTGTGCGACGAGCCGCAGGATTGCGTCTGCAGAGGCTAGCCATTCGATCCAAGGCCGCGGCACCGCGACCATGCCCGAGCCAACGTCGACCGTGACCAGCGGCACGTGCGGCTGTTGTGGTAGCGGCTTGGGTTGCTGCAGGGCCATTACGGCGCCCTCACGGTGGTTGATTGCGTGCCGCCAATGTGGCCGACATAGACCGGGTCGGCGATGTCGAGCCGCCACCGGCGACCATAGCGGGATGACGTGCCGAGCGACGTCGCGTAGCAGGCGTGCCGACCGTCAGCTTGCCGGCCGAGCTTACGCATGATTGGCACGCTCCATTTCGTGCCGCCGTCGTCCGACCACGAGATTTCGACGGTCGGATTGACCTCGATCGGATCAATTCCGGTGGCGATGCCGACGCCCGGCTGGAACTCAAAATCAACTCGAGCGACCCTGGTGCGCACTGGGAAGTCTGCCACCGCTCCGCTTTCAATCCGGCAAACCTGCTGCGTGCCGAATTCGCGATAGCTCGCGCCGTCGATCGCACCGATGCTGCCGGTCTGCGTATCTCCGAGCAGCCACTTATTGAACGCGAGCGTGCCAAACATGCCGCGCCACCGGGTGAACTGGCCGAGAACGAGGCTCATGCGCTCGTTCCACTTCTGGCTTTCGAGGTTAAATTCCCAGGTAAAGCCCGGCCCCGAAATCGTCCAGAACGATTTGCCCGCGACTGTGTAGCAGCCCGCCTGCAATTGGGTCGGGTCGACCTTCGCCTGAGCCTGGATCAGCCGGTCGAGGTCCGGCGAGCTCACCTTGTCGGGCTGCAGGCCGGCGCCGAGCCGGTAGACGCCGCAATTGTCGGCGACCCACAGCATGTTGCCAAAACCCTCTTCCCAGCCGGCGACCGCGGTGGGCGCGATCAGGCCACGATCGAGCACGGCGAGCCGCGAGTATGGGAAACCCGGTGCCGGATTAGCCGTGTCGCTCCATACTTCGCAGCCCGCCGTGGTGAAGATGAACAAGAGGCCCTTGTGCGCCACCACGCGGATCAGCGCGTCCTGCGATTTGCTCTCCGCCGTAGTGAAGCACAGCGGATCGACCGAGGATGAGTTAATGCCGGAAGCGAACACCCGCCGGTCGCCGATGCCGAAGAAAAAGTAGCCGTCCTGGAAGCAGACGCTGTTCGGAAACGGCAGATCGGCGTCCGGCCAGGCGATCGGCGCTGCGCCCGTGGCGTCAGTCAGGAACGCGCCGTTCTCGGTCACGATCGCCACCTGACAGGTCGGCACCAGATTGTTACGCGCCATGAACACCGGCTTGGTGCCGGCGAGCGCGCCAACGTCAGAAACTGCACCTGTGGCGTCGACCTTCTGCAGCCGGCCATTGAAGGCGATCAGCATGAAATTGGTCACCAGCAGGCCGCCGCGGTAGCCGTTCTGCGTGGTGGTGCAAAACGTCGTCAGGCCCGGTTGCCGGTGGCGCACCGAACGCCCGTCGATCGTCGGCTCGGCGGCGCAGTTGATCAGGCGGCCGGCGCCCTCGAGCGGCTGGCCGCCAGGCGCGGTCGACACCGGGAACGGTATTTTTGGCGTCGGCATTAGTAGTACTCGTTCCGCAGCCGCTCGTAGGTCGGCCGGCCGCGCACGATCGCGCGGATCTGGCTCTCAGCCGTCAGCACCGACATCGCAAGCTTGTCGAGCTCGTCCTGTTGCAGCCCGAAATTCTGCTTGTTCGAGTCAGCCACCAGGATGGCGACCTGGATGAACACCTCGTCAGGGACGGCGTCAGGGTTTGGGATGTAGACGAGCTCGCGGGCGGCGAGGCTTTTGAGCACCGTGTCGATATCGTCGTCAATGATCTTGGCGGTATCGGCGTCGATCGTCTGCCCGACCGCCGATATGCCGAGAACGTCGAGCGCCTTCCCGACCAGGTCCGCCCGCGTTCTGCTCATTCGCCCTCGACCATCTTGCGGTCATCGTGCGCGATCGGGTCGACATCCGCACCCGCCGGCGGGATCGGCTCGGCCGTTGGCTTGAACCGCTCTGCCCGCGGGTGGCCCTCGACTTCGAACCACGGATTGTTTCTCGCCATCGCGACCAGATCCCTGCGCCTCACTACTTTTGCTTCGCCCGCCTTGAATATTTCGCCGTCCCAGTTGATCTCGACCGGGTCGCCGTTTTCCAGCGGATGGTAGGTCACCTTGACCTCCTTGGGCTCCTGAACCTTGGGCGGTCGCCCTGGTCCGCGCCGGGGAGTGTCGTCTTCGTGTTCGTTCTTGTCGTTCTTGTGCGTGATCATGTGGTTTTTCCCTTTGAGTCAAAAGGACCAGCGGGGGGCTAGACCCCGCTGGCCAAGTCCCGAGGCGTCACTGATCGTTGTCGGGGAAGAAGGTGATCACCAGGGTGGCATCGCCGGCAGTCGCCGCACCGCCGGTCTGGGAATATTTCAAGTAGATGTCTTGCTCGCCGGCGGTCGCGACCACGATCCCGAGGCCGGCGGGCGTTGCGGGCGCCAAATATCCGGCGGCGTGGATGCTCGTCCCCGCCGCCAGGATGTCGACGCCGCTCGCCGTCGTTCCGAGTTGGATCGTGTCGGTCGTCGCCGAGTTGAACGCCGTATTCACGTGCAGCGCGATCGAATTGATGAACGCCCGCGCCGGCAGGCGCCCGATCTTGACGCCGGCCGACAGCGCCGCGACGCTGCCGACCGTGATCCGATAGCGCATGAAGTGCAGTTGCTGTTCGCCCGAATTGCGTGCCGCAAAGGTTGGCGGCACGGTCAGTGCGAGCAGGCCGAGGCCGGCGGCCGGCACCGCCGCAGAAGCGCCGACCGTGAGAGCAATGACAGCGACTGCGAGCACGAAGGCAACGCACGCCGCGATCTTGAGGTTTTTCGACATGGGATGAACCTTTCGATTTGAGTGCGCGGTTAGGCGTCGGCCGTCGCGGTGACGAACACCGTGGCGATGCCCCATTCCTTGAGCAGGCCGGCGAGGTCTTTCTTGACGATCTTGCCCACGCCGTAGGCCATCTTGATGCCCGCGCCCCGGAAGAACTGATAGTCGTCTTCCTTGAGGAACGTCAGCATCGGCATCCGGCCATAGACCAGCGCCGCCGCCATTTGTCCGCACAGGAAGCACGGCGCGATGCGCGTGCCGCCCGATCCGGCGGTCGTGTAGAACACCGGAAGGCGGATCGACATCTCCGGGATTTCCCGAATGATGATACCGTTGTAGAGAAGGTCGCCATCCTGGAACAGCGGGTTCTTGTTGATGCCGTCGCCTTCACGAGCACGCGCGTTGGTGTTCGCGCTGATGATCGTCGTATCGGCCAAGAGATCACGGAACGGTTCCTGGCCGACGAACATCACGAAATATTCCCTGCCGTTGGTCAGCTTGAACGGCCGGATGCGCGGATTGGCCGCTTTGGCGATGCGCTTGATCTTGGTCAGGATCGAAGCCGACAGCGGCATCGCGTTGATGTTGGCGCACGACGACGCAAACACGCCGGTGTTGTTGCTCTTGTTGGTTCCGAACAGCACGCGGTCGGTGTTGTTCGTCAGCCACGTATTGCGGTCGCTCGCAGCGGCGGCATCCATGTAGATGCCGTTGACGCGCTGGCCGTAGGCCGTACCCAATGAGGCAGGCGCACTCTCCGATGGCACCGCGTGCAGAGCATCGATGATCTCGTCGCGCTGGAGCTCCTTGCCCCAGTCCGACAGCATCGGTCTGGCCTCGGCGAACAGGTCGACCGAGGATTTCTGTTCCTCCGCGTTGCTGATCTTCACGGCGTTGCGCGCCCAATCGATCCACATGCGCATGCCGTAGTTGTCGAGCGACTCTTCGTTTCCGACCAGGGCGCCGGTCGAAATCGCCTGCTGCTTAAGGCGAGCGATCAACGGAATGTTGACTTGCTCGCCGCCCTTCTTGAGCTCGGTGAACGACCGGATGATCGAAGTGACGGCCGATCCCATGTAGGGCGAGAACAGGTTCTCGCGGATGTATTCGCGGCAGATCTGCCGGCGAAATACAATAAGTTTATTATTCTGTTGGACGGTAGTGGAAGCCATTGGCTATCTCCCCAACGGCTGCCGTACTTTTCGGTCAGCCGTTGCCATTCATGGCGTAATTGAAGATCGCCTCGTCGGTGTTGTCGGCCGCGCCGAGGAGCTCGTTGCCGGTGCTCCCACCGCGCGCCCGGTTGAGGGACGGAGGCAATCGGGTGACGTTGCGCGGGGCGCCGGGCTGTTGCCCGCCACCGTCGCGTTGCTCGCGCACTCTGGCGAGCACGGCCTTGACCATGTCCGGATCGTTGAGGAGTTCGTCGCGCAGTTTCTGCCGATACGCCGCGGGATCGTTGCCCATCTCTTGGAGCATCGTCTGTTCGCGGTGCCACCGCATCAGCGCCTTGCCCGGATTGGGCGAGGTGTAGATGCGGTTACCGATTGCTCGGTCGACAGGATTGTTGGCGTCCAGTTTTCGCAGGCTCTCGTACGCCGCCTCGAATTCCTTGCCCACGGTCTCGTGGGTTTCCTGGAATGTCTCTTCGATGCGTCGCATCGTGTAGCGCTGTTCCATCTGCGCCACGACGTACCGTTCGTACCCGTCGGGATCGAGCACCGGGTCCGGTTTGGCCGGCGCCGGTGGAGGGGGTTGCTGCTGTTGCGGTTGCTGCTGGGCGAGGATGCGATCGATCCGCGCGTTGGCCGCAGCAATTTCCTCGCGCGCCGCTTTGGAAGCAGCTTCCGCCGCTTGCCGCTGCTTGCGCTCGGACAGCATCGCCGCGCGCAGCCCACGGGCGTCGCGCGGTTCCTCGGGCTCGGTCTGCTCCTCGGGCTCATCGCCCGGTTCCTCGACCTCTGCGGGCTCTTCAGGCTCGTCACCGGGCTTTTTCGGCCCGTCACCTTCGGGCGCGGCGGCCTCTTCGGCCTCCTCGTCCTCGGGCATGTGCTGCCCTTCCGGCCCGTCGCCCATCTCCTCAAGGGAACGGTCGGTATTGTCGAAATCAGGCTCCTCGGCCTCGAACGCCGCGGCCATCAGTTCCTGATCGGTATTTGCGACTGCGCCTTTATCGATCGGTGACATGGTTGATTTCTCTGT